CGAAAAACGACGGCGCTTCGCCCGCCCGCATCCCGCAGACAAACGCAGAAAAGAAGGGGAGCCTTGCCATGAATGCGATTCGTTTTTGCATATTGTTATACGTTTAGCGTTGAATAACGGAGACCGGTCTCCTTACATGTTTTTTATTATGCCGCAAAAATAAAGGCGAATGGCATCCGGAAGATGACACTCAGAATGATACTTGGGAAGTATCACTCCAAGTATCACTCTTTTCCATTTCCGTTGCTTCACCTGCTTTCATACAGTTCCTCTTTTTTCATTTCGAATACAGCTTTGCGTATGCTTTGGTATTCTGCAGCAACAGATGCCCTCGCTTTACTGAGGGATGATGAAAGTGAGGTCCTTTTTATCAATTTTCCACTGCGGACAGAGACTAAAAGACCACATCGATCGAGTACCGTTTGCCAGTTCCGTCCTATCAGGTTGCATTCGAGAAGCTCGTCAAAAAAGACCACCGCTTTCCGGATGTGACATACTTGCAAACGGAATCCGTTCTGACAGCCAAACAATGAGCGAAGTGCATCCTGAAGATTGCTTCCGTCCATTGTTTTAAAGATGTGGTATTCTTCCGAAATGCTGACCATGTGTTCAATTTGTTTATCGGTAAAGCTGCAACCCAGTGAATAGGCAGCCCTCTTCTTGGAATAGACTGCAGAAGTGAGATGGCTATTGACCAATGCACTTAACTCTGCTTGAGTCAAAGAAGGCTTGACAAACAACGGCTTGACCAGATGGAAACTGTCAGTGAACAGCTGACGAATAAGCGTCAGATTCCTACGGTGGGCATTCCTGCATTTAGCGTGTTCGCAATCAATATAGTAATGACTGCTCAGGAAGAGGTCGATGAAATAATCCAACCTGACCAGCTTCCTTACGACTTCGCTCAAATAGCTATCCCTTGCTTCAAGAAACAGCTCGTAAAGCTCGTTCTCCACATCTTCATTACTTTCCACGTGGTTGTGGACTCCTTTCATCTGCTCAAAAAGAGAGATGACCTTTTGGGCCTTTTCGTTTCATTGTATATAAATTTACTATGTTTTATCGATGCTTTCCGGATTCGTTCAAGTCCTCCGTTTAGATTGTACGTATCGGAGAGCATCAGTTTCTAATTCTTTCGGTGATTTGATTTTACTCTCGTGAAGCCAAGTGTCAATCTCAGACTTCAAAAACATGATGCGTTTGCCTTTCTTGTGAAAAGGTATCTGATGGCAGCTGGTCCATCCATACACGGTCTGTTCTGCCGGATGGCTGGGCAGGTAGTCACATAGCTCTTTCAGATTGAGCCACTGCACTTCCGGTTCCTCTTTGGACTGGGATGTTATACCGTCTAGTTTCAAATCAAGCTCTTTCAGCTTGTTCATCATCCACGAAATAGCTTTGGGCAAATCGTCAAATTTGAGGTTCATTTCAGTCATATTGTTTGTATTATCAGTTAATAATTACAAGGGCAAAGGAACATGTTTTTTTATTACTGATTTACTGCTGAGAAGTATCACATAAACAATCATAGGACAAGCAGCAATTTCATCTTTCTATCCTTCTGACTGTCTGCTGTACTGATGGAGAATTTCATTACGTTTTCTATATCTTATGCGCTCTGTCATAAGGGTTTCATAAGGTTTTCATAAGCTAATCCCTCACAAACAAGCATAAAAAACCACCCACACCGTTCGTGCAGATGGTTTCAATTCAATCTCTATTTTATGGTTACTCTATAATGGGCAAATCCAGTGTAAATGCCTCTGTGGCTTTCTCCTTCTTTTCGTCCACCACCTTTGCATAGACCTGGGTGGTTTTGACGTTGGTATGACCAAGCAGTTTGCTGACGGTATAGATGTCGGTGCCGCTTGCCAGCTGCAGGGTAGCGAACGTATGCCTAAAGCAGTGGAAGGTGATGTGCTTGGTAATGCCAGCCTGTTTAATCCACCTTTCCAATGGTTTGGAAATCCATGAGGGATCAGGCAGTCCGGCAAATACCAACAACTCATCATCTTTTCTTTCACCGCAGAGCTGATAGGCTTGCTTGGATATAGGCATGTATTCCACCCCTTTGGTCTTCTGCTGAGTGAAGTTCAACCGATAGCCCCCGTTAAATTCTTCGATTTCCGCCCACGTCAACTTTTGAATATCGCTATGACGCAATCCAGTCAAGGCAGAAAACAAAGCAGCCCTCTTGACGATCGGGTCAAAAGGTGTACGAGCCAACGTATTCAGTTCCTCTACGGTCAGGTATTCTCTTCGGCTTTCGCGACCTTGAATACTTTTCGCCTTGGCAGAAAGGTCTATAGTCAGATAGCCGTCTATAAAAGCCTGTTTGAGCACCGCCTTGACTACCGAGAAGTAAGTGGACGCCGTATTGGGTGATATGGTGCCGGTCTTGAACCCGCCACGTTTGGCACTCAACAGATAGAGGCGAAACTCTTCAATCAGCTTCAGGTCAATCTTAGAAAAAGGTATGGTATCTCCATTGATAAAAATCTTGAAGTTCTCATAAACCCGATTCCATGTAGTACTGATAGCTTCTGAGAACTGGGCATGCCTTTTCTTTTCCATTTCCCTGAAATACTCCAAGAAGTTGTAACGTGAACGTTCCAACTGTTGCGCCTGTTCACTGTCTGTATCTGTATAAAGAAAAGCGTTGTCGAACTCCCTTTGGCGAATCTCCCTTACCTTATCAGCATAGATACAAGCTTCCTGATCCAAGTGTGATTTGCATTGGATGACGCCATTGATGTCTCGTTTCGGCTTAAAACTCACGTTTCCTTCTTTTGAAGTACGTGCATTCCGGCTTTTATCCCATAGGGGAGTAGCTATGGTCCGATTCAGATATTCCCGTGTTCGTTGCGGAACGGACCTCTCTGCTGTGAATACCGGATATGCTTCCAAGTACAGATACCATTCATTCCGCTTTTCTGCCTTCCGCAATTTCACGGTAACTTTTGTATTGACTAATGCCTTTTTCATACCTGTATGCCTTTATATAATTCATCAATCTCACTTTTCGGTACATAGACAAAGTTGCCTATTTGTCGAGTAGGAATGGAGTATTTACGGATATGTTTATAGACCGTACTTTCATCCAACTTATACTTTTGGCTAATATCCCCGATGGTATAACAGTCTTCCGGTTCCATGCTATATTTCTTTCGAGGAGTTTTTTTATTTCCTTCTAAAGGCGTTTCTCGAAGAGGATAAAGTTTCATCAAATCATCCTTCTTGAGCCTGGTCTGATTCTTCCCTGTATTAAAGAAAGCCACTCTCCCTTTTTCAATGAGCCGATACACGGTATTACGGCTTATACCAAACAGAGCATGGGCTTCCGTCACCGTGATGTATTCACGGGCTTCTGGAATGGTCTTTACCATCTCGTCTAATCTTTGTTGCTGCATCTCTTCTGCTTTTCTACGTTTGTAGGCTATTTTCGAGCAGCGCGGAGAACAGTAAAAAGAATCTAACGTTTTTGCGTAGAACTCCTCTCCACAGACTTCGCATTTTCGGATTATTTTAAACTTGGCTGCTGGCATATGCTTATGTTTTGATTACCAATTATTCTACTGTTGATTTGTTGCACCTTATCGCCTTTTTTGTTGCGGTACAAATATGGTACAAATATACAATAAAAATCGTGTAATTCAAGATAGGTATTGCCAAGTGTTAAAAACGAAAAAGGTGCGAAACCCATTGAGTTTCACACCTTTTCCTATGGATGTTTATCGTTGTTTATCGATACTTACTTTACTTCCTCAAAGTCAGCATCCTGTACATTGTCATTGTTCTTGCTTGAACCCTGACCTGCATTGTTGTTTGCCTGACCTGCGTTAGGACCAGTCTGAGCACCACCTGTCTGAGCGTACATTTCAGCACTTGCTGCCTGGAATGCAGCCTGAAGTTCAGCGCTTGCAGCATCGATACCAGCCAAATCCTGAGCCTTGTGAACGTCTTTCAGTTTCTGAAGAGCAGCTTCGATAGGAGCTTTCTTGTCAGCCGGAATCTTATCGCCAAGGTCTTTCAACTGATTTTCTGTAGAGAAAATCAAGCTGTCTGCCTGGTTTAACTTGTCGATGCGTTCCTTTTCTTTCTTATCAGCTTCTGCATTAGCTTCAGCTTCAGCTTTCATACGGTCGATTTCTTCTTTGCTCAAACCAGATGAAGCTTCGATACGGATAGCCTGTTCCTTACCTGTAGCCTTATCCTTAGCAGATACCTTCAAGATACCGTTGGCATCGATATCGAAAGTTACTTCAATCTGAGGTACACCACGACGAGCCGGAGCGATACCTGTCAGGTTAAACTGACCGATTGACTTGTTCTGAGCGGCCATCGGACGTTCACCCTGCAATACGTGGATGGTAACTTCTGTCTGGTTATCAGCTGCAGTAGAGAACACTTCGCTCTTCTTGCACGGAATGGTTGTGTTGGCATCAATCAACTTGGTCATTACACCACCCATTGTTTCGATACCCAGTGTCAACGGAGTGACATCCAGCAATACGATGTTACCTACACCAGCTTCCTTGTTCAATACGGCACCCTGGATACAAGCACCTACGGCTACTACTTCGTCCGGATTTACACCCTTAGAAGGAACTTTACCGAAGAAGTCTTCTACCAGTTTCTGTACAGCAGGGATACGTGAAGAACCACCTACCAGGATTACTTCGTCGATATCAGAGTTGCTCAAACCTGCATCGCTCATTGCTTTCTTACAAGGTTCAAGACAAGCCTGAATCAAGTTGTGAGCAAGCTGTTCGAATTTAGCACGAGTTAAAGTCTTAACCAAGTGTTTAGGCACACCAGCTACCGGCATGATGTAAGGCAAGTTGATTTCAGTAGAAGTTGAAGAAGACAATTCAATTTTTGCCTTTTCAGCAGCTTCCTTCAAACGTTGCATAGCCATCGGATCAGTAGTCAGGTCAGCACCTTCGTCGTTCTTGAATTCCTGAACCAACCAGTCGATGATAACCTGGTCGAAGTCATCACCACCCAGGTGAGTATCACCGTTAGTTGACAATACTTCGAATACACCGCCACCGAATTCCAGGATAGAGATATCGAATGTACCACCACCAAGGTCGAATACGGCAACCTTCATATCTTTGTTAGCCTTGTCTACACCGTAAGCCAATGCAGCTGCAGTCGGTTCGTTCACGATACGTTTTACATCCAGACCAGCAATCTGACCAGCTTCCTTCGTAGCCTGACGCTGAGAGTCAGAGAAGTATGCCGGAACGGTGATGACAGCTTCTGTTACTTCCTGTCCCAAATAATCTTCAGCAGTTTTCTTCATCTTCTGCAGAATCATTGCAGAGATTTCCTGCGGAGTGTACAGACGTCCGTCGATGTCTACACGCGGAGTGTTGTTGTCACCCTTTACTACTGAATAAGGTACACGAGAAATTTCTTTCTGAACCTGATCGTAAGTTTCACCCATGAAACGTTTGATAGAATATACTGTACGTTTCGGGTTTGTGATAGCCTGACGTTTAGCAGGGTCACCTACCTTACGTTCGCCGCCGTCTACGAAACCTACTACTGAAGGAGTGGTACGTTTACCTTCGCTGTTGGCAATTACCACCGGTTCGTTACCTTCAAATACTGCAACACATGAGTTTGTTGTTCCTAAGTCAATACCAATAATCTTTCCCATAATTGTATCTATTTTTATTATTTTCTAATTTGATTTATTCTGTAACGCCGAAACGTTACGCCCTTTAAAAGACAAATGCCATGCCAGAACAAAAAAAAGCCCGTGCCAGCATTTTTTTCTGACACGGACTGCCATTTTGGCTGTTTTATGTGACATTCTTGTCTCCCACATTCAGGTGAGACTGACAAAATCAGAGAAACTCACCCCAGAAAGGAGCTGACAAAAGTGGTTCTGTCAGGAAAGGAATCTGAAAGAACAACACAATTCCTATAGCCAGGGCAATCATCCACAACAATACCAGCACTACTTTCGTAGAGGTGCCCATGGGCTTCCAGCTACCGAACGACTGCATGACAGCCTGAATCAGTCCGGCTACCGGGATACCGACAATCAGCAGACCGCATACGGTGA